CGCCAAAGATTGGCTCGAGAAACGTATGCTGCAAAAAAAGTGGGACGACACAAACCCGGTTTATCTGCGGGAGTGGAAAGGCCAGTGGATTCGTTCAGAAGATTCTTTGGTGTACAAATACTCAGAAGAAAAGAACTTTTACAATGAAGTTCCTTATCACGAGTATGACTTTGATTTTGTACTGGGCGTGGATTTAGGCTTTGAAGACGCCACTGGATTTGTGATTGGTGCCTACAGTCCTGATTTGCCGTTCTTTTATGTCGTCGAATCGTTTAAGCAGTCAAAGCTTTTGCCGTCTGAAATTG